CTTTATTTCTTTAAATATAGCTCTGCCTCTTTCAAAGTTTCTTTGAGTAATATCATCTACTCCTCCAAAAGGGAGTAAATAATTTTTTATAAAATTCATATATTGAGCAGCTTCTTCTCCAGCTTTTTCCCCTTTAAGCGTTGTTACCCTACCGACTGTAGTCTTTGAACCAATAATAGAAGTTAATTGAAGACCTTTACCAGCTACTTTAACACCGGCTGCTACAGTACTAATGGCAGGTAAGTCTATAAGAGAAAAAGCTTTTTTAAAACCTGAGTTTGGGTCAAAACCTAAATTACCTACTTCTTCCTTAAGGGCTTCAAGCGCACTAATACTGCCACTTCTAAAGACCCCTTCTTCTTTTCTTTCCTCTAGGTAGCCCTTAAACCAAGGTAAAAAGTCTTTTGGATCACCTAAACTTCTTGACATGATCTCAGTAGTAGACCTAGTGTCTCTCTCAGTAAACGCTTCAATAGGGTTAACTACCGCCCTAACAAGTTCTCTGTCTAGGAAATTAAGCATATTCCCTACGGTGCTGTTTTCTTCTTCTGCTTCTGTAATTGCAGCTTCGACTTCTTCCAATGCCCTTTGAATGTTAACAGCTAAATTTGATTCAGCAGAGCTAACAGCAGGGTTATTAACTAAAGCAGCTTGTTCTAAAACAACGTCAGGGTTTTCTTCAAAGGCTCTTTGCTTTTCACTTAGTTCTATGGCTTTAGCTTGAACTTCATCTAGGGTTAGTCTATCTGCTTCAGCAGAGCTTAGTACTTCTCTGAGAGCATCCTGAGAGTAAGGAGCTAAACTAGCCTTAGCTTCTTCAGAAGTTTCTAAAGGCTCCCCCGTAGCAACAAGAATGTCCATTGATCTTTCAGGCGTTAAAGGAATAGGCTCTGAACTAGTCGCGCCTATTTCTTCAAAGACCATTTCTTCTTCATTACCAATCTCAGGCATACGTTATTCCTTAAAGCTAGACTTAGAATTAAATTCCTTCAGGATACCCTGCTGAATAAAGAGATGCGTAGTTTTGATTAGCGATACTAGGTATGGTAGCTTGATTAGGTTGACGACCCATTTGCATACCTAAGGATGCACCCTGCATACCTAAGCCAGCAAACGCCTGACCCATTCTAGCTAGACCCATAGCATTTGCAGCTTTCTGCTGGAACATACTAATGTTTCTACTCAAGCCTGACATCTCAGTAGAGAACCCAAGGCCAGCCCCAAGACTAGACTGTAGTGCTGATTGTCCACCTCTAAACCCTGAAGTCTCTAAGCCACCTAGACCAGCCGCAGCAGCCCTAGCTTGTGACGAAGCAATCTGTTGTTGGCGTACTGCTCTAATCTGTTGTCTTCTAGCCTGAAGTGACTGCTGGCGTTGCTGCGCTCTTCTAGCTTTCTTTTGTTGCTTAGCTGCTTTTTGCTGCTGTAAGACACTAAAGCCAGTACCTATCCCTGCTACGGCTAAACCTATAACAGCTAGTGTTGTACCTGCCATATTAAATCTCCTTAATGTAACTAGTCTCACTTAAAGAGTAACCTAGTCTTTCGTAAAGTTTACCTAGTCCTTGAACTTTAGTTAAATCACTCATACATATTTTAGTAACGCCTTTAGATTTAGCCCAAGATTCGTAGGCTCTAACTAGCTTAATAGCACCTCTACCGTCTCTAGCTGACTTACGAACGAACCAAGCTAACTCAACAGCAAAAGGTTCAGTCATCATCCAAGGAGCTATACACACACCTACGATAGACCCTTGAATTTCTCCCTTGTTTTCTAATACAAGAACAAGATAGTCTTCGTTACCTATTGCACCTGTCAGTCTTTCTTCAACTACATCTTTCTCGAAGGGTTTGAAATGATCTGGGCCTTCCTTAGAAAACTCAAAGGCTAACATTAGAAGCTCAAAGATATCCTCATACGTAGCTTCTCTTACTTTAGAACCTTCTGTTGGTGGCACTTAAAACTCCATACCCTAGTAAGTGAAAGTCTTTACCTTCTTCTGACTCAAACTTAAGACGTACAGATTTACCCCTACCTCTAATTTTAAGTCTGGTATCTACCACTGTATCAGGATAACCAAAGTCTGTCAAGTCACTTGGGTTGACGATAGGCATAGGCTTAAGTCTGTACGCTTGCTGTGTCTGAGTATTGCTGTTACTGAAGTCCCAGAAGGAAGAAACTAACAAGGAGCTTTCTCTGATTGGTGTGTATCCTAGTAGTTCGTCACCTGTCCAACCTGTCTCAGTTACTCTGGAGTACACTTGAATGTATGGTGCATTCTTCTGTAGTATAAGATCACCCATGAACTCATAGCCTGCCTCAGCAAAGGAAGAGTAGTTAGCTGAACCCCAATCCTTAAAGTCAGTCTTGTAGAAGTAGCCCATAGAAACGGTATTGTCTGAAGCATTCCTACACAGGAAGACTAAAGAAGGTTGTCCTGTGTCAACAAAGCCATTGTCAAATACAATTACATTGTTAGCACTTGCATCAACTACTGTGTCACCATCTCCGTCAATGACATTGAAAGACTGAATGTTAGAGGAGAAACCTCTGTAGTAGTCAGCACCTAGAATCTCAGGTGTATTGCTTGAAGCATCAGATACAGTCCAAGGGTAGAAAGCCTGTAGAGAGATATCCAAGATTAGGAAGTTATTTAGTTTTGCTGCAATCGTTTCATTTGCATTGGGGTACATCCAGAAAACTCTTTTATTGAGCGGATCAAAAACACCTGTGCATTTGCTTTTCTGAGTGCTGTCGATCTTATCGAAGAACGTCTGGATAGTACTAATGCTGATATTATTCTCAGCAGCTTGGAATGTCTGACCATCAAACCCAAGAGTATGTATACCTTGATCACTCCACCAAAAAGGAATGCCGTCAGCAGATACGAAGGTTTCTCTATTGAACAAGCCTACTGAGGAAATTTTGTTAACTGCAAACCCAGTAGCTCTAAATACGTCATCTACACCTTTGATCTGCCATACACCATTCTCAGCAAAGACAAAGACACTGTTGTTAAACTGGTGTAGTTTGCGGATACCGTAAGCCTCAGGTATTCTGATAACACCTCCGTCGTCATCCAACAAATCTGAGAAGTCTTCAGACGTTGGGTCATTCTTCTGGTGACAATCACCTAGTCCTGCTGAGTCTACAGAAACACCTGAAGAAGCTCCTTCGATAATCCTTGAGAAAAGAATTACGTTACTGTCCTCGTGGTTTCCTCTGTTAAGCCCTGAGTAGAATACTCTACCTGACATAGCTACGACAGTTGAGAACCTATCACTAATAACCTCAGTAGATAGATTACTGGGAAGGCTGATAGTACCCCCAGCCCTAGTTGTGTACGAACCTAAGGTGCTTCTATCTCTGTTGAAGAAGTTAACTAGGTTGTGTCCTTGGCCTATGACAGAAGAACCAGCTTGTATCTTTTCCCACTCAGCTACACTGAAGTTACCTGAGCTATCTTTACCTGAGAACCAAGATAAGTTTAATGCAGGAAATTCATGGGGAGCTGTATTGAAGTATGTAGTTAAAGCTGCTGCACCCTTCTCTCCAATCCAACCTGAGTTTCTTGTGTCGTATACTCTCTCTGCTGACACAGTAGCTTCAGATACATCCTCACTTAAGGTAGACCTATCCGATAGTAGTTTAAAGTCTCTGGTTCTAAAGGTAATAGGCTCTACACTAAAACTCCAAACAGATGAACCACTGGACGTATCAATCGTAGCAACAAGGGCTGTAGTCTCAAGGCTAGGGTGAGTTATGACCAGCATACCTGATATAGCTGTAAACTCACATTTGTTATCATTGATAGAACCCTGACCAGTATAACCTAAGCTAGACAGAGTTATGTAATTTGTAGAAGAAGTAGTAGATGAATTTATAGTCCAACTAAAACTCTTAAGCTGGTTAGCTGAGTAAGGTACGTTAGTCTTGTCGTACAAGTAGAGCTTATCATTGACCTGTACTACAAGGAGTTCTTTATCTGGGATACCAGCTACGTTACGCCAAGTACCTACCTTAACTAAGTCTGTGTCAGTTACATTGAACGTAGAATCTACTGAGCTTTCTTCAAAGTCCAGACCTTCTCTTCTTTTCCTGCTTCCGTCTCTTTCTAGTAGACAATTTAGTTCATCAACTGAAGCATCCGCAGGAAACGTAAGTTCACCAGCTTCAGTAATTAAACCTTTGATAAATGTGTTAGTTACCTTTTGGTTCAAAGACTGGGGCATCAGTTTTCTTTTCCTTACGTTTGAGTCGGTCTTGTGCAAACTGCTCGCGTTTTATTGTAGGACTAAGAGGTATGCTGTTATCGTAAGCCTGAATTGCTTTCTTAGCTGAAGCTACTGAACTATACTTACCTGACAGTTCGTAGGCTACCTTACCCTTTGGTGAAGCAATCTCAAAGAATATAAAACCATCTGTAGACTTACGAATAATTAGTTCTTGTTTCAACTTACTCAGTTTACAGACACAGGTTTGATCGGCTGTGTTTTCTTCAAACTCTACCATTTTATCTTCCGTAGTTGTTTCTTACGTTCTCTTGCTTGGTCCTATAAAGACCTGTAGTTACAAAAGACTTCAATCGTCTGGCTGACTGTTCTACCTTAGGGTCAGACCCTGACTTAAACAAAGAGAAGCAAGCAGACTTAGCTTCAGCCAACAGGTAAGGAATTAAGTCCTCATCTAGATCAGGTTCAAATGTATCTGACAAACTAAAAGTGGGAGTTACAATACCATAGGCTTGTGTCTTAGTTGTTTGCAGTGTGCTTTCTACTGAGCTTTTGAAGGCATCCATAACGATATGCTCATCATCAAAAGATGTGTAGATACTTGGCATTCTGTCGTTGAGGATTAGCAAGTTAGTGCTAGCTGAAACATCGTAGACTGTAGTTACATTTGAGGTATCTAGGTTACGGGTAGCAAAACTACCTGGGTCCATATACTTAATTTCTCTGTAGTTAGTCTGGCTGTTTTCATCTATGTTGTACCTAATCCAGTACAGTTGTCTACCTACATATTTAAAGTGAGTAGGTTTAGTGTTATCAGATAGTGCTGTAATTTTAATTAGTCTTCTATGCTCAGGAATTTCCCTAGAAGATACAAAGTTAAAGTAGGTATCTTCGATTACAGATGCAATTTGCTCAGCCTCAATCGAGTCACTGATGCTATTGACTGGCTCTGAGTCCATGTCACTTAAGATACTTTGGACTAGCTCAAGGAGAGTTTTCTTCATTATGAGGTAACTCTTTCAAGGAGGATTGCAACATCTAAATCTACATGAGAGCTAGGTCCACCGTTACCTTCGATCTCAAGGGCTGTGTTAACTGCAAAGGTGTTATTAGACGCAGGAGTTAAAGTGTCGATAGTCCCTGCGGCAGAACCTGACTGAGCGATTGTTATAGCCCCCATAGAGCTTCCTGCTGCATTCTTAATTGTAAGCACTAAGTCACTTCCTGAGATAGCTGCGCTTAATGCTGTAGTAATATGTACTACTTTACAGGCTACAGGAAGAGGAATGTACCTATCAAATGAGCTTGATATGTCAGTTAGCTTCTTGTTAAGGAGTAGAGTCTGGCCTTTCCAAGCACCTGAACCGGAGCCATTAGCTACATATACGTCTTCAGAGTTTGCTGTAGCTACTCCTTTAGGTTCGTGTAGGTCAGCCCCTGTTAGACTAGAGTGAGTTACATTAGCCATTTAATGCTCCAAATAGTAAAGTCAGAAGAGGAACCCCAAGTACGTCCTGAGGTTCCTCCCCTAGTTTTTAGACTTCGATATATTCGATTACCAGTTTAGCAGCACCAGCCGTGAAGGCAGCAGTACCGTAAATAACCGACATATACGCGTCAGCCGCACCAATAGTAGCCGTACCACCAACAAGAGCGCCGTTAGCTACGACAGCTTTGTTAGCAGCCAAGTCAGCAACTGCAACAGTAGCATCAATACCGTTAGCATCAATGATCGTGCCATCAGCCTGCTGAAGACCAATAGTTAGTGTAGCGGAACCCCCTGAGGTGAACGCCGTGGTAACAACCAAAGAGGCTTTCGTGATGTAAGAACCAGCAGGAATGAACGCATCATTCGGCTGAGGATTAACATCAGAAGTGCCTAGTTTAGTTGCGTCTTTAATTTCAAAGACCATAGTCTTAACACCGTTTTGAGCGTTAAGGCCATTATCACGGACAGCACCTTGAGCGTTGTTGGTGATGACAAACAGACCGTCTGAATTAGTATAAGACATAATTTAGTTCTCCTTTCTTATACCACAGAAGGCTTGGAAGCGATACGAACCATGTTTTCAGGCCGGTACAGTTTAACACCATAGCGGCTCGTCGTAACATACTCGTGACGCTGCAAGTCCTTGTTATACTCGTAGTCAACTTCTGGCATCTGACGCCACGCACCAACAAAGGGAGTGACAGATGGAGCGGCTGAGAAGAACAAGTTTGCCTTACCATTGTCAGAAGAGAAGTCAACATTAGAGTTACTACGGTCTGGTAATGCACTGTCCGTAACATCCGCTAGGTAGTTGGAGCAATATACGTCAAAGCCATAAATGTTCTTAACGAACGTCATGCCTGTGGCGATACCGTCTGCAACAATACCTTCAAACCGTGGGTTATTGCTAACATTGACAAGGTTGGTAAGAGTGTTAATCGTGTACTCTACCGATGGATCAACAATCGCAATCAAAGCCTGATCGGGAACACTAGCTCTTTTCAAAGCATGGCGTGCGCGAGCAAAGTCAGCAAGAGCGATAGTACCAGCAGCAGCAGCCCAACGATGCTCTACACCGTCGATTGCTTCGTTACTGTTGGCTGAAACACCTGCGTCAGCAGCAGCAAGAGTTGTCGTTTCGAAGTGAGCCATGATAGCTCTTTCCTGCTCAGGAACAAAACTAGAGATAAGCTGTTGACTGTAGAATGCGTCCTGTTCAGCTTTCTTCGTAATGTACGTAGCAGACGACAGGTACTTGTCCACGGAGAACGTGAACTGTCCTGTGTCAAGCGGACGATACGCAACTTCTGTATCTTCCGAATAGTCGTCAACCTGAGCCTGTCCGATGGAGGGAATGTAGAACGTATCACCATCAGGGAAGCCCTCAAGCATACGCACATACCTTTGTGCCATCATCTCGTCTCTTAGAATCTCCTTAAGCTCGCCAGACCATACTTCGCCGCGAGTAAGGAGATCAGTATTACCAGTGGTCATTGCCATGATATTTCTCCTAGTTTGTCTTGTTTTTTACAAAGGACATACTAAAGTCCAAAGCGGTTCCCTAGTCGTTTTCTATCCTCTAGTAGACTTTGTTGAACCTTAGGACTGTAGTACAGGTTTTTGTTAGTCCGTCTCAGGTTCTGGTAGTAGTCCCAGTTTCTTTCCTGATTGTTGGACTGCATGTTGACGCCTTCAGTTCTGATCGTGCCGGTAATCATAGGTTGGGTATCCCTACGTTGCTCACCGATTAGCGTGAAGAAAGCTGTAGGAGACTCAGTTGCAATATCTTGAAGACGACTTACCGACATACCCAATGCCTCTGCCTTCTTCTCAATTTCAACTTTGGCCTCAGTCCCATACATTTGTTCTAGTTGCTGGTTGACAGAATCAATGTTTTGTTTAGCTGTACTCTGTCTTTCACGTTCTGTTAGCGTCTGCTCAACAAGGCTTTTAAGTGTACTCTCACTTAGGTCTGGCGTGGTATCGCCTGCTTCAGTGCCACTAATATTATTGTTGTTGGACTGTACTTCAGTGTTTACGTTAGTGGTATCCGTAGCCCTATTCTGAAGTTGTTCAAGCAATGACTTGGCATAATCCTGTTTACCTAGGTCTTCTTTGAGTTCCTTAAGTTGGGACTCAAGATTACTAATGTAGGTATCAGCTTCTAGTTTTCCTTTAGCTAGTACCTCAGGGTCACTCCATTGCTCTCCCTTAGTCTCTACGAGTTTGCCTAAAAATGAATCCTGTGGTTGGGTTTCAGTTTGAAAAGCTGACTCTGTGTTCTGACTACCGTCTGTGGTTTGATCGGAGTCAGTATCAAAAACGGACATTGTTAATCCTTTTTGTTTAAATCAATTAGTTCAAGAATATCTTCAAGCACTCGGTTGTACTCGTTGACGGCGATTTGACGAAACTCCCAATTAGGTGCTCCGTAGTCCCTAACACCCTCCTTCTTTTTGTAGTGAGTGTTAAGAATTTCAGTTAAAGAATCGAATGCGTTTCTATAATTAAGAACTTCGTGCTTTCTTTTCTCTTTGTCCTCAGATTTAGTTCCTCTGAACCAAACTTGTTTCATTAAATACCCATCTCTTCTTGTGTCATTAGGTTCTCTTGATTAACCGCCTCAGCATTCTGCATCTGGGTTTGAGTCTCAAGTTGCTCAGAGACAGAGATGTTCTCACCGAATAGAGACGACTCACCAAGCTCTTCAGAGATGATCTTAGCGAACTCCTTACCTGAGAGGTGAGCAGCAACAGTGGGGTCAGCAGCTTTGATTTGATATAGTTGAGTGAGGTTTTGAACACGTCTAGCCCTTTCAGCAAAGTGTCTAGCGCCAACAGGTACGATTTTACCGGAGGCAATAATGTCATCCTTTGTAATGTCCCTAAAGAAAGCTACACCTGTGGCATCATCTATAACTCTAATAGTGTCACTGAAGTTCATGTACCGTCGTGCTGTCTCAAGCATGGAGTTTAGAATCGGTTCTAGGAATACTCTTTCGAAGTGTGCTGTCTTGTGTTCGAAGATACGAGACGCAGCATTCTGTAGGGATTGGACTTCGAAGGCTGTCTTTTCACCTGGGGTTCTGATACCCATAGCTTGCCTAGGTGCGCCAGCCATTTCCTCCATCTTGTTCTCTAAGGTTTGAATCTGGAGGTCAGCGTTAAGTGCTGTAGCATCAGGTACTAGGTAGCCTACATCACCTTCTTCACCTAGATAAATTCTAGTCCCAGGTTCAAAGTCGAAGTCTTCTACGTCACCTCTGATCTTCATAACTGGGTAGGCAATCTGATCGAATACGTCAGCCTTAAGGTTCTCTAGGTGGTCAATCCTATACTGCATACCAACTAGGTTATCTAGTGGTCCCATAGCGTATAGGTTGTCAGGTCTAGGTCGCCATCCTGCGTGGAAGATAGGAGCATGTCCAAGCCAAGATGAGTTTTCTTCGTTAGTCAGAATGTAGGCTCTATCGACTACTGTAATGATACGGTCTACTTGGAGTTCATCGTTTTGATAATCAAAGATATCGCCATAGAAAGTTAGGATTTCTACGTAGTCAGATTCGTAGTAGTGCTGGATAGATGAGAAACCGTCAGCAACGTATCCTTCTGATTTGTTGAAGGTAGCGTCTGAACCTCTTACTGCGGCTCTAGCGTAAAGCATTTTATCTAGGATAGCCTGCATACTTTCTTTAGATGGGTCATCCTTAATCATTCTTTTGATTTCACCTAAGGTTTTAATTGACTTAATAATCTTAGGTGCTTTCAGAAAATCTGATGCAGACGGATTAAAGCAAATGTCGTAGGGTGAAATACGAACTACCTTAGGACCAACGTACTGAGAAATGTAATCTCCGTCTTCTTTAATCTTGTATCTGTCTTCCCACTGTACTGTAGCAAAGCAATTACCATATTGAATGTAGTCGTAGATTAGATCAGAAGCTGTGTTAACAAAATCAGATTGTCTAACTTTGTTTTCCATGTACGCTTGAATGGTATCTCTTTTAGCTTTTATATTCGAATCAATAGACGAAGCCTCAAACCTCATCCACTTCTGCTGAGGAAATAAAGAAGCAAAGTAGTTAGCATGAAGGTTGTCCATAAGCTGTGTTAGCTTAGGAGTTGTAGTAGTGTTAGACCAAGGAAGCATGGCGTTGCCTGTGGTCTTAGTGTCAGTTGCGTATAGGTAGTTACGCAGTTCTTTCCACTCTTCGATTTTTGTATTACGAAGGGTATCCCACTCACGCCACCTGTTAGCAATCTCAACAGCTAAAACCTCAGGTTCAACAATGTTCTCAATGTCAATAGTTTCACCAGCCATTAGGCAGCACCTCTGAATCTGTTATTAGCCCAAACAATGTTGCTTCTACTTTTTCTGTTTAGGCTAGTCGATGGTTTAATAGCCATATCAATACATGAAGCTAATGCGTCGATTACGTCATCGTGTGGTGGGTTCCTACTAGATAACTCTTCTTCTAGTATTTGAATGTTGCCACCTTTGTAATGCCAAATTTGTAAGTTGTCGTATCTAGGTTCAAGAGTAGATGAGATACGCTCTTGCTTACTGCCATGAGACTTACTAGGTCTAAACTCATCAATGCTGAGAGACAGGCCGTGGTCTTTAATCATGTCTTTTAGTTGTTTAACAATAGCTGACTGAGCTACTGTGACTTCAGCCCTGATCTTACGGAAGGACCACTTAGCATGTAGGTTAAGTATGTGTTCGAAGTAGTCTGAAATTCTTTCGGTTCTGAATCTGTCTATGTCAATAACGTAGCAGTTATTTTCTCCGTCTACACCTACAACTACAATAGCTGTGTAGTCAGCCTTACGATTTAAACTAAATGCAAAGTCAACTGCTGCAAATACATTTATTCTACGATCCCTATAGTACCAGTAACCGTTATCTCTTGTCAAGAACTTTCTTTCAAAGTACTGAAATTTTTCTCTTCTGACTGGTACGTTGTCAGGGTCAGTTGGGTCATTGTAGTACTGAGCTTTGAATTGGCTCTTGTCTAGGTACTGGCCTCTTTTCTTAGCTAAGACCTGACGATCAAAACCAAACCACTTTCCATCTTTACGTTTTTGTTTAGGCCAAAGAAACTCACCATTACCTTCGCCACTATCTTCGACTGCTTTCTCGTAGACTTCATAGATTGGTATAGAACCGTCTAAGTCTCCGTTGTCGTCGTAAGTATCCTCTTGCATTTGCATTAAGTCGTTATACAAATCCTTTGGGTGATACCTAGTACCTACTACCCACTCCTTTGAGTTAGCTCCTTCGATGGATGACAACAAAGAGTATTGACTTTTAACTCTGTCTCGACCTTCGTTTGTGTAGGCATTCTCGTAGACTACTGTATCGTCAAGCACTGCTATGTCACAATGCAGACCTGTTAAGCTAGTAGTTAGGCCACCTGTAAAGACGGAAGGATCACGGATGTTCTCTTCTTTTCTTAGTGGGTGGTCTAAGCAAATCTCAGATGTCGTCCAACGGGTGCGCTTACCTTCTTCTTTGTGGACGTGTTCAGGCCAGTATCTCTGATATGTATCAGATGTAAGGATACCTTTGATGAACGACAACTGTTTCTCAGCTAAGTTTGCTGTAGCTGAAATGTATAGAATCCTAAGTGTTGGGTCTTTAGTTAGTTCCCATGCTGCCCTGAATGCAACCAACCTAGACTTACCGTGGTCACGAGGAAAGAGTAGAAGCTGATGTGACTTACTGTCTTGTCTAGTCCACCAGTTAATTACATCTTCATGGCAAATACCTAGCATCTGCTCAGGTGCAACCAACTTGATAAACACAGAAAGGTCAGCCTCAGCAGCTAATCTTACGTCGTCTAAAGATGGTTTTTTAGTTTGCATAGTACTCTTTAAATTTGTTGTTTCTTAGTTTCAAAGAAAGGATACTCATTGCAGTCAGCGTACCAGGAGGTTATTTCTTTTGTTTCAAGTTTGTAGTTCATTAGCTGGTGTACTATTTCATATGGAGGACACTCAGTAACTTCTGTTGCGTTTGTGTCATAAGAACCATCAGGTAGAGTGACGATTATAACAAACAAGAGTTTACTTAGTGCCATTAAGTCCATAACTGTATTCCTTTAACTACTAACACTAGGGTGTCTGCCATTATGCATGTGCGATAATTTGTCCACATGAGACTTAAGACTAGCTATGTCAGCTTGTATTGTAGCTGTTTCTCTGTGACGACGTTCCATTGTATTAGGGTCCATCATACTTGAAAGAATAGAAAGTCTTTGATACTGGGTTTCTACCCTAGTCTCCATAGTGTCTAGTCGTTTGTCTAGGTTTCTGAGTCGTTTCTCTAAGTCAGTTAGTGTTTCTAGGATAGCTTTAATTTGCATCTTACCTACGGCTGCTGCACCCGCTACACTAAAGAGTATGCCGCCCAAGGTTACAATTAGCCGTACATCAATCGCACCTTCCATAGATAAACATCCTTTGTATTGAGGTTAGCCGCCTCCTGCTGTGATAGCATCAGTAATCGGCGTCATATCTTCAGTAGTCCAAAAGTCCCAAGTAACTACGATCTTAAGGTGTCCTACGTTTCTTTCTAAGATTGTTTCGTCGTCTGCGTAATCATCCGGTGAGGCTACAACAGCGTTAATTAAGTTTACTGAGTCCATTGCTGCAGAGTAGTGTTGAGCAATTTGCTCAGATGTTAGTTCGTCTGACATTTGCAGTTACCTTTTAGAGTTTGGATTTCGGAGGATAGTTCTTGAATTGCTTTGACCAACACAGGGATTAGTTTTCCTGGGGTCGCCTCAAGTTTGTCAGGGTTAGTTTTTAGAACTAGATTCATTAAGTCTTCAACGCCAGCATCTTGTTGTGCTTCGTCTAGTTCCTGTGCAATAAATCCAGCCTCTTTTTGACCTACCTTTGCACCATCACGCATGTCCCAAGTAAACTCGACAGGGTTCAGTGCGTTAATAAAGTCAAGTCCAATTGGCAGTTCTTTGATGTCTTTTTTGTCTCTGCGATCTGACAGAGAAGATATGCTGGTAACTTGGCACCGCAGTGAGGTAATAGATGAATTGCCTAAAGTAATTTCGTTAGAAACTGTTGCAGAACTAGCTGTCGCTCCTCTGCCCAAGCACGTTACGTTAGATGCTGTCGTCGTTGTGCTGCCAGCCTGATGGCCGAGAAATGTATTATAAGTTCCTGTCGTTACTGACCCGCCCGCGTTGTAACCGAGATGAGTCGCAGCCGTACCTTCAGTGTGGTTGCCCCCACCATTATTCCCACTAATAATAACAGCTTCTGACGAACCCGACCCGCTTTGGTTGCACAAATTATGACCGAGGATAATTGATTTATCGCAGTCTCCGTATTGTCCAACCTCCGTCCCAACAAGAACGCAATCGCTCGAGCCGGTGTTTATGTTAACCGAGGCACCAGCATTCTTGCCAATCATAATAGCACGATGGAGAGTGCCGTATTGTTTGCTTCCTGCATTCGGGCCAATGGCAACTGAATTTGTGCCACTGGTCATTAAATTTAGAGCATTTTCCCCGATTGCTATGTTGTCTTTGTAAGAGTCATCTAAATTTTCAAGGGCGTTAGCGCCTAAACCAATCGATCTTTTGTTTGAATACCCATCAGACAGACCATTGATGTCCGTAGCACCTCCGCCACCAGCAGCTTCCCATCCGGCCTCACCATTAGCATCTACTGTCAGAACGTAATTGTCTGTGGCAGTGCTGTCCTTAATAATAAAGTTAAGACCCGGTACTCTAAATTTAGTAGTAGATGTATTACCTAATGTAATTTCGTTAGATACTGTGGCAGAACTAGCTGTCGCAGCATTTCCCAAAATTATATTGTTGCTGCCTGTGGTCGTTGTGTAGCCTGCGTTATTGCCAGCAAAAACATTG